GGTTCATGGCTCTGACTGATAGCTGTTGCTGTTGATGTCGACCCCGTGGATGACCTGTCCGTCCTGCTGCACTCTGTTCGACCGGACCGCCTACGATTCGGATGGCCGGAGCATGGGGTGTCCGTCCTGCCATGAGGTCTTGCCCTGGGTGCCAGACCCCCCCGAGCTGGAAATTCTGGAGGAAGACGAAGACGGGAATTGGATTGCTCGCGGGTCGATCAAGCCGTGGACTGTCGGGGGGAAGAAGGCTCCGTACGCTACGACCCATCTTGAGTTCGCCACTGAGTCGGACGCGAAGAAGGCGTTTGCCAACATCAAGGACCTACTGAAGGACGTCGACCAGGACGCGCTGCTCAAGCAGATCGCCGACAGCATGATGATCCGGCCTGGGTCTCTGTTCAAGGGGTTGGGGTCACCGGGCCAGGGCGAACCCATCGGGGTTAAGAAGCACGGCCCGATTGAATTCAAGATGCGGTTTGAAGACAGGATGACAGACGCACTCCGGTCCTTGGCTGCACGGGCAGCACGAGAGGACAAGCGACGACGGCGGGCGGGGATGGGGTGTGACGATGACCCGGAACCGGACCGCATCCTGGACGTGGATCACGGCGGGGTCGAAGAAGTCGATGGCCCGTGGCCGGGGTCCAGGGCCTGGGAGTGGCCTCTTGACGGGGCGGACAAGTGGGGCGAGGGGGACTGGGAAGACGAGCCCGACAAGGTCCACTGGCTCGACGGTGCCACCGGTCTGCACTGCCTGATTCTGAGGGCGGTGGCGGTGGGTAGCTTGAACGGTTATGTAGGTGTGTATGAGGGCCATCCACTGCACGGCAAGCCGGTCGATTGGCGCCGTCCGATTGTCGAACCGGTCACGCCGTCCATCAATAACATTTGGGAGCGTGCAACGTCGGACCCGGGGCCGTGCCGGTCCTCCTGTCTGGGCCAGGACATAGAGGTCCATGGCGGGCTAAACTACGCCGGTCCGTCGGCGCTGCCGGAGACCCCGGACGATGAAGGCCGAGAGCTGTCCATCCCCGGTGACGTGACGGGGGCGGGGGAGACGTTGTGGTGGTTCGGGTTCGACTGCGGGCACGGGAGTGACGGCTGCCCGTTGACGTTGGATATGGCGGCGGATATGGGGCGTGACTGGTGCGGCGGCGATGGGCCGTACCGAGACGTGGTGTACGTGGGACGGGAGTGCGGGAAGCTGGCCAGGCAGCTGGCCAAGATCGGGAAGGGGTAGAGCTGTGGTGAGTCTGACGTTTGCTAGGTTGCGGGCGGCTAGTGTGGCGCGGTGTCCCTACTTTGGCCACACGTTGACGGAGTGGTCCTTGACCGATTGGGCGTGCGCTCTCGCGGGTGAGACCGGGGAAGCCTGCAACCTCATCAAGAAGCTGCGGCGTGGGGACGCGATTGACACCGAGGACATCGGGAAGGAGCTGGCGGACGTCGTCATATATGCGGACCTGTTGGCTGCCCGCTTAGGCATTGACCTCGGCGAGGCGGTGGTGCAGAAGTTCAACGAGGTCTCGGACCGATACGGGTACGCCGGGAAGCTGGAGCGGGTGGCCGATACCGAGCGCCCCGGCCCTGTCGACTTCGATAGGTTGCTGGCGCTGCTGGGGATGCTGGGCGTGGAGACCTGCCCGGACTGCTGGCCCATGGCTGGCGCGGGGGATTGTCCCAGGTGTAGCGGTCGGGGCTTTATTAACATAGAGAAGGGGCCTGAGCCGCCCCGAGACAGACGAACGGAGGGGTAGACGTGTGGGCATAAGGGTGACAGGTGGCGCGGTGGAGGAAGCGGCAGGCGAAGGGACAGGGCTAACGCCGAGGGATCTGGGGCTGCCCTTCGACGAGTACCGGGTGGGCCAGGGGGAGCTGGCTCTTGATGTGGCGTCGGATGGCAAGCGGTTCAGTCTGGTCTCGGCGCCGACGGGGGCGGGCAAGTCCTTGATCTATGCTTCAGTGGCCAAGCTGTTGGGTGTCCGGGCTCTGGTGCTGACCGGGACCAAGGGATTGCAGGAGCAGCTAATCAAGGACTTCGGGGCGGCGGGGTTGGTCGACGTCCGGGGCCATCTGAATTACCCGTGCGCCGGGGATCGGAAGTTTGCCCGGGACGGTGGCGGGATGGGGCCTCGTGGACTGTTGAAGCCGGAGAAGGGGGAGGCTGGGGAAGGTGTTTGCCAGGGGGCGAAGGACGTGATGACCGGGGCGCGGGACTGCGACTATCTCCGGGCCGTCCAGCGTGCGAGGAAGTCCGACCTGGTGGTGACGAACTACGCCTATTGGCTCATGCGGGAGAGGACGGAGGAACCGAACCTGTTGGGTGAGTTCGGGCTGCTCATTCTGGACGAAGCGCACACGGCGGATGCGTGGCTGTCGAAGACGTGCGTCTGGAAGGAAACGGATCGGACGGCGGAAGACATGGGCATCGACCTGCCCCGGGGCGCCAATGAAAAGGAGTGGGTTGCCTGGGCGCGGAAGAACGTCGGGAAGTTTCCAAGGCTCAAGGAAATTGTAAGGGCCTCCGAGATGGGCGTGGAGTGGGTGGTGAAGCGGGACCCGGGGAAGGTCGAATTGACTCCGGCGTGGGGTCGACCGTGGGCGGAGCAGTGTCTGTTCCGTGGCATCGACCGAGTGGTGCTGACGTCGGCCACGTTGAGCGAAGACACGGGCAAATACCTCGGGGTGCCAGGCGCGGAGTCGACGTACTGGGAGGCGGGCTCACCGTTCAGCTTCCAGCGCCGTCCGGTCATCTTCATGCCTGGGCCGAGGGTCCAGTACAAGATGGGGGAAGGGGACAGGCGGCAGTGGATGAACAAGGTCGACTCGGTTATTGATGAACGGATTAAGCATGCCCGCAAAGGCATAATCCACACGGTGAGTTATGCGAGGGCTCAGGAGGTCTACGAACGGTCCAGGCACAAGGGCATTATGATTCGACACGGTGCCGGTGGGGTGAAGGCTGCGGTGCGGAGGTTCAAGCAGTCCAGGGGGCCGGTGGTCCTGGTGAGTCCGTCGGTCACCGAGGGGTACGACTTCCCCGACGATGAGTGCCGGTTCCAGATCATCGTCAAGGTTCCGTTCATCCGGGTGAAGGGGGAGGCCGTGGTGCAGGCCAGGCAGAGGAGTGACAAAGGGTACGCCGACTACCTCGCGGCGGAGAAGATAATCCAGATGTCGGGGCGGGCAGTGAGGGGGCCGGACGACTGGGCGGAGACGATCATTGTCGACGGGCACTGGAGTTGGTTCCGGGGAAAGGTGGAGTGGCCGGGCTGGTTCAAGCGGGCGTTTATGGTGGCACGGGAAGCGGGCGGAGGTAGGGGGATGGAGGTGCCTGAATGAACAAGCAGGAGCGACGGTGCCGGGACTGTGCGCACGCTCAGATGTGCGTCATTCACCCGCAGTTCAAGCTGGCCTTTGATCGGACCTTCCAGCACATAACGGAGGAGCGGGGGGAGGACTCGTTCATGGCCAAGCAGATGGAGTTGCTTGCGCGGTATTGCAAGCACTTTGAGAGGGCGACGAAGGCGCAGAAGGTGTTACCAATCAACCGGGGAGAGAAGCTGTGAACGGACCGACTGAAGTGACGGAGACGAAGACCGACAAGCAGCAGCTGGTGGGGAGGCTCCGCGACAAGATGGACGACAACTGGATGGACGGCGTGCCGGATACAAGGTCGGGGTTCGACAACGCCAGCGCGGACTACGCGAGGCCCGCCAACGGTGGCGACGTGGAGGCGTTGGAGTGGTACCTGTCGGACCTCGACACGTTCGCGCAGGATATTCTTCAGCGCCAGGATCTCATCATGGAGGCGCTGGTGGTTCTTCTGGGCGACGACTAGGTAGGGGGTGCAGCGTCATGAGGTCAATGCTTGAGTGGATAAGAAAGACAGCAGCCTGGTGGATTCCGTTTCCGTCTAAACCGCCTCGCAAGATCAGGCGTCCGTCGCCGTCACTGAGTGCGGTGTGGCGCTGGGCCATGATCCTCGACCCCCGGCCCGAGCCCCCATCCGTGGGGACTCCGACTTCAGTTGTCGTCAGGACTCCGGTCCGTCGATCCAAGAAGAAAGCAAAGTCCTTCCGTCGCGGGATCAACGAGGTATTCGACACCCTCCAGCTGGTGGGCAGCCGAAAGGCGGCTCGGGTTCTTGCCAGCTTGCCTCCGATAGACGCGGGTCTGTCCGACCACTTCCGGGACCACTGTGAGGACGCTCTGGGAGACATTCCCCGGTGCCCTAATTGGGACTACTGGGATCTCTCTGGTACGAAGATAGACGTCTGCATGCTAGGGCGCGTGTTCGACGACGATGGGGAGGAAGGCTGGCAAGGGGACACTGATCTGGCAGTGCCCGGGACAATCGGTTGGTGGGTGGGTCGGTTCCGTAGTGCTTCAATGCGGACGTTAAGAGGTAGAGCCCTCAAGCAGCCGCACCCCAACCTAAGCCGCAGTCAGGCCCGGAAGGGGTATGTCCCCCCGGCCCGCGATCCCCTTTACACGGCCAACGTAGTGATCGCCGATCATGTAGCGCGTGTGGATGCTGAAGGTAAAGCCCACGCCTTCTCGACTCTACTGGTCTCTCCGAACGGCCAAGACTGGAAGATGCTGACTCCAAACGGGATGCTTCTGAAAGACGTTGAACTTGAGCGGCTAACTAGAGCCGTGCATGGCATGGAGTGGGGTAACCGGTTCTTGTGGTCTGTCGTGATACGACGGGGGTCACTGCCCCCGCTGCGCATACACGTCACTGCCCGGAACGTCCTTGAGTTTCTATGGATGCGTGACAGCGAGGAACGTAGGCGCAAGGCGATGATCCACCTGGTGCGACCTCACCAGCGTCGGCTGCCGTCGGGGAAAACGACAACGGTACGCCCGCACCTACGGGGCTCAACGAGCTGTGACTGGAAGGGGTGGCAGGTGTCCATCACGCCCAGTGAGCACGACGAATCCGTGCTGGCGGAGAAGATGCTGCCGGGTCAGGACATGATGGACTTCATTGAAACCAACTGTGGTTTGCTTGACACAGGAGAGGAAAGGGGAACCGATGTCGTTAAGCGCTGAAGCATTGATGCGACAGGCGGGGATGACGGCTGAAGCGTACCTGTTAGATGCGCGGGAGCACATCGACAAGCACTTCGGCGACGGCTTTGCGGCGGAGTGTCCCGAGCTAGTAGGGGCCTACATTAGGACCTGTGCCCAGGACTTCCACACCTGCATGATGGCGCAGATAGCGGAGGGGTTCGTGGAAGCCGTGGACGGTGCGGGTGAGCTGTGGCTGGCCATGGTCAAGGACAAACTCGGGCACGATCCACGAGGAATATGAAGGCTGTTTGACAGACACCCCGCCCTCCGTTTAGGGTGGGGCCGGGGTATACCCAAAACCACAGCAAGCTGGCCACGCGAGCCAGCAGGAGGAAGATGTCAGTGGCGAAAAACCGGGCAGTAAGTTTCAACCCAGATGACCTGGTACAGGCCGGGCTAGCCGACGATTTCGACGGCGAGATTACCGAGGTTCGGTACGTCCCCTGGGACTACGACGGACACCTCGACCACCACATTCTGGCGGCGCGGGTGGTCATCGTTCCCGAAGAGGATTCGGGGTTCGAGGAATTCACTCAGCATTACTCGGCGGGAGACCTCCAGTTCTTCCTGCCGTCGGCGGACGGGGAAGATCCCGTCGACCTGGAAGCGGACGATGAAGACGACATGGCGGGGCCGTACGTTGTGCCCGTCGGTCGGCGCGAGTCGTTGGCCAACTCCAGCAACTGGGCCGCCTTCGTGATCGCCGCCGTCGAGGCGGGTTTCCCGAAGGACGAGATCACGTCGGACGCTCGGGTATTCGAGGGCGTCCGGGGTCACTTCAACCGCGTCGCGCAGCCGAAGCGGGGCGGTATCCAAGTCGAAGAGGGAGAGGGGGCAAGGCGCAAGGAGATCCTGGTGCTGACCGTGGTCGAGGATGCACCGAAGAAGAAGAAGGGCAAGACGAAGGCCAAGCCCAAGGGGGCAGCCGCCAAGAGCAAGGCCAAGCCCAAGAGCAAGGCGAAGGCTGATGAAGGCGACGACGACGACCTCGCCGAGAGGCTGAGCGGGGTGGTGCTGGAAGCGTTGGCCGACGCCGAGGACATGACGCTGTCCAAGGCCAAGCTGCCCGCCATCGTCATCAAGTCGTTCGAGGGCGCGGAGAAAGCCAAGGCGGTCAAGCTGGTTGCGACCTCCGATTTCCTGGAGTCCGGGGAAGGCTGGGAGTTCGACGCCGACGAAGGGACGCTGACCATCGGGTAGTCCTGGGGACCGGGACTCGGGGCGTGCGGCTGGCGTTAGGAGAGCTTTCACCGGTCGACCGTCCCGTTCCCTGACGCGCCCCCTCCGGCCCCGCCTGATTCAAGGGGGGTATGGGGACCCGGGGGGCGGCGCCGACGGGGAGACGGAGGTACAGGGACGCACAGGGGTGGTGAGGAAAGAGGTGAAGTGAAGGACTTACCGGAAGGTGCTGAGGCCCGGTCTTATTTCAGCGGGAGTTGCCTGGTAGCCTTGCTACTCGGGGCGCTGTTCTGGGTGGTGGTGGGGCGGTTGGTCTGGAGGTACTGGCCATGGTGATGCAGGACAGCGGCAGCGACACCGGGATTGCACCGAGCAAGATTCAGGAGTGGCGCTGGATGCTTTACCGTCACACGAAGCGGGCGTCGCTCGGGACGGTAGCGGTGCCGGACCTGGACCCGGACAATCTGGATGGCTGGGTCGAGCGGCCCATGCTGAACGTCGTCATGGAAGCGGACCGGGATGAGGTCAGGGTGGCGCGGGAGTTGCTGGGGGAAGCGCTGCCCCTGGTGCGTGGGTTCCTCGAACGAGTCGGGGCTATGTCTGACCATCCAGCCATGGAGACGGCCCGCAAGATCCATGAGTTCTTGAATGGCTAAGGACATGGCCAGCGTCTACGCCGACAACGGGCGGGACCTACTCGGCACCGTCGAGCTGGACATCAAGTGCGGTCAAGCATGGTGCGACACCTGTGGAGATTGCCTCGTGTGCTACGGCAACGACCCGTGTCTACCCGGCGGGGGGAGCCACTACTTCGTGATCTATGAGTGGGACCTGCCCGCGTGGTTCGGTCCGCTCGACAAACCAAGGACGGCAGCCTGATGGGACTCTTTGATAGAACACCGGTGTCGAAGCCGTACGTGATTGAGTTTGAAGACGGGACCGAGGTGAAGGTCGACGCCTATGACATTCAGGAAGCCTTGATGGCAGGGTGCATGAAGCGGAGTCGGACGAACGGTCCCGGTGAGGAACTCCCCAATGTTGCCGGTGCCCGCCCTGATGCTGACAAGCTCAAGCAGCGGGCGCTAGATGACGGCCTGGTCCGGCGCCTGGTGGGGTCGATCCAGGCGCTCGACGAAGGCAAGGACGGGGAAGACGGGGACGAATACGATGAGCCCGATATGCCGGGGCCGCAATCGTGAGCGGTCCGGTCCTGCTGCCCGGCTCCGGTGGTGACCCGGACCTACCGGACATCGTCCGCGAGGGCATTGAGTGGCTGAAGCCTCAGCTGTGGCGCCCCCCCGGTCTGCATGTGTCGGGCATCATCCATGACCTGTGCCTCCGCATGGGGCACTACGCCGACTCGGGCGGCCCGTCACAGTGGACGACGGCGATGCGGACCCGGATGGAATTGGGCTGCACCTTCGAGGACACGTTGGCCACCCGGTACCAGGAACGATACCCGGATCGGTACGTCGGGGTCGGGTGCCTGGAATGTGATGACATCCACGGGACGCCGGACCTCCTGGACGTCGAAGACTACGCCATTGAGGAGATCAAGCTAACGTGGCTAAGCAGTCGCCACGAGGTGGACTCGGACAAGTTCTGGAAGTACTGGGTCCAGCTCAAGGCGTACTGTTGGATGGCCAAGGCTCGGGTCGGTCGGCTGCACGTTTGCAACATCAACGGAGACTACCGGTTCGGCAAGTCGCCGGGTGGGGGCGGGCCGATTTACCGGGTGTGGGAAAAGGTGTTCACCGTCCAGGAGCTAGAGCAGAATTGGGAGATGCTTAGGCGCCATGGGGAGAAGCACTATGACAAGCTCGTTGAAGGCTAGAGCGGACAAGCATACAGGAGCAGTTGATGGGAATCAAGGTCAAAGGTAGCGGGGCGGTAATCGGGGGCGGTGGGGGTAGCAAGAGCGGCGGGGCGAAGGTCGCGTGGGAGGACGCCACCGAGGAACCCCGACGGTGTGTCCTGATGCACCTGTATGGGGAGACGAATTGTGGGAAGACGTCACTGGCACTCACGGCGCCGGGACCCATCGCGCTGATCCACGCGGCGGAGAAAATAGACGGCATTGTCCAGAAGCAGATCGCCTTGGGCAAGGACATCCGGCTGTACGATTTCAGCGGCATCTACGGGGGGACCGCAGAGGAGATTGCGGCTGAAGCGTCGGCCAGCTTCCGGGCTTTGAAGGCGGCCATCGAAGACTCATGGGGGTGGGCGCGGACGGTGGTGATCGACACCCATACTGAGATGTGGGAGCTGATCCGGCTGGCCAGATTTGGCAAGCTGTCCCAGGTGATGCCGCATCATTACGGTCCGGTGAATGCCGAGTGGTTGGGGATCTTCAAGGCGTTCAGACGGCAGGCCAATACCAACCTCATTATCATCGGGCACATGCGTGAGCGGTATAGGAATGACAAGCCGACGGGGATCATGGAACCGGCGGGCCAGAAGCAAATGAGCTACCTGGCGGACGTCATTCTGAAGATGGGCCGGAACAAGCAGCTGGACTTCACCGGCCTCATGGAGAAGGCGTGGTGGAACGCCACCATCGAAGGGCTGGAGCTGGAGAATGAGATGCTGGACTTCGCCACGGTGATGGGGCTGGTGACTGAGGAAGACCCGGAGGAGTGGCTAGTATGAGCGTACCAAAAGACCAAGGCGAACGGACCTACCTCGGCGACGACATTTCGATTAGCAAGGACGCAGACGGGTTGGTGTGGTTGCGCCGGGACCCACCGGGTATCACGACGATCATGCGCATGGACGGGCTGGTCCTCATGGAGCTGGTGTGCTGGATAGAAGACAACATGCCGGATGTTCTTGAGCGGGCTAGGTTGTGTACGTTTAGGCCGCCGCCGGGGACACCAGGGCTCGCCACTGAGGAAGAAGAATGAGCGACGTCGTGCCGGGGCCAGTCAAGGCGACGGGTAGGGAGCTGCGGCAGTGGAACGAGGAAGACGGCCCGGCGATACAGGTCTCCAAGCACTTCTATTGGTCTTCCCCCTCCGGGGGCGGGAAGGTCTGGTGGTGCGTCGATGAGACCGAGCGGCTGTTCGGTCCGTGCTCCACCCTGGAAGAAGCAGCCGAGGCGTACGTGCGGAACATAGATTACTTACAGGGGGAAGCATGAGGCTAGGACGGCAGGGCGGGCGAGACACCTGGACGGCAGGCAGCATCAAGGAAATCACCGACGCGGGATGGCGGGTGCTGAGCGAGGAACGCTTCAAGCCGGGGGTCACGCGGGCTCATTGCGTGAAGGGGAACCAGTTTAGATTGGTGTACGTGCGGGCGCTCGGGGAGACGTCGGGTGGCTAGGAAGTCGGCGGTCACGATGCCCGGGCTGTCCAAGCCCAAGGTGATGAAGCGAACGGGGCGGAGGAAGCAGGGGAAGCGGACTGCCGGGTCAGTCCCTCCGAAGGACTGGGACCTCGCGCCTGTGCTGGTCGATGACCGCGCCGGGTCTGTCGACCTGGTCAAGTACCACCCCCTGAAGAGATCGGGGCAGCTGACGCGGCTCAGGTCCGGTGACGTCATGATTGTGGGGAAGGGGCCGGGGGGAAAGCCGATACTGGTGGGGATCGAAGTCAAGTCGGTCAGCGACCTGATCGGCAGCATCGACAACGGGCGGCTACAGGGTAAGCAGCTGCCCGAGATGTTGCAGGACTATGACGATACTTGGCTGCTCACGTACGGGGATTACCGGTGTTCGGATCACGGGGATTTGCAGACCAAGGTCCGGGGCAAGTGGGTCGAGTACGTGTACGGGGGGAAGGCCGGAGCGGCGCTCCCTTACGTGTACCTGGAGGCGTTCCTTCACACGGCGACGGCGGTCGGGGTCAGGCATCGGCACGTCTACGGGACTCCGCGTGATGTGTCGCTGTGGGTCGGGGGGTTGGCGAGGTGGTGGAACAAGCCGTGGGCGAAGCACGGCGGGATGAAGACGTTGGACCAGCCGGGGCGCCCGGGGTTGATGCCGGACGTGGATCGGGACACTCACTTGAGAGCGCGGGTGGCGGCGTGCTTGCCCGGGCTGGGATATAAGCGGGCGGTTGACGTGGCCACGCAATTCGGATCAGTCAGACAGATGGTGCTGGCAGACCGGGAGCAGTGGCTGGAGGTGCCGGGGGTGGGGGATGGGGTTTGGCGGGCGGTGGACGAAGCGCTGGGGGACTGGTGATGGGCGCTCCGGGTACGTTGCCGGATGGCTGGGCCTGCTTCCGAAACCGGCGAGTGAGGCTGCGAAAACTATGGCGGCGGCGGTGCCCGCTGTGCCGTGAGAGGGTGACGGCCCGGCGGGTGTTGCTGCCGTCGAGGCACTACCGGTGCTCGTGCTGTATGGTGGCCCGTCCGATCCGTAGCTGGTGGTGCTGCGGGCTGTTGGTGACTAGGCGGGGCGGGTGGCATGAGAGACACCGGTGGCGGTGGTCGATGAGGGTGTGTCAGTACTTGCACGGGCTAGATGTGAACGGGCGGCGCAAACACGGGAGCGACGGGCTATGAAACGCTGGAAGGAAATCAGGAAGAAACTCGGTGCGCTGGAGCTGGAGAAGGCGAAGCTGTCGGAGGAGCTGGCAAGTGAACAGGCGTTCTGCCTCCACCCACGTCTACCCGAGCGGGAGATTGGGACTGAGTACTGCGATGAGTGTCCCGACTGCGGGCACGTCGCCTACTGCTACGCCATCTGATGGCTGAGAAGTCAGGGACGACGCGGCGAAGGCGGGGGATCAAGGACCCGCCCCGGAAGCAAGCGCTCAAGGATCACGAATGGGAGACGGCGTCGGCGATGAGTGACCTGTGCAACCGCTGTGGCCTCCGGCGTGAGTTGACCAACGACAGCGACCACCCCTTCATCTACCACCCTCCGACCACGACGAGCCTGGACATTCGCATCGGGACCTTCAAGGGCTGGACTGACCCGGGCGGCTGCCCGTGGTGGGGGGTCCCGGGAGCGTACCGTGGTTGAGACCCTGGAGGGCAGGTACGTCCCACCGGCAGGCCACACTCCGAACCGTGTCCTCTTGGTCGGTGAAGCACCGGGCAAACTGGAAGCCATCCGGGGGGCGCCCTTCGTCGGGCCAGCCGGGCGCGAGCAGGAGTGGTACCTGGGACGGCATGGACTGAGCGCCTACAAGTGGCGGCGGACCAACGTCGTGCCGATCTTCCACGAGGGCAACCCGGACCCAAGCCGTGAAGAGGTCGCCCTGTGGGGGGAAGTCCTACGGCAAGAGGTCAGGGACTGCGAGCCCCAGGTCATCGTCGCCGTCGGGGCCTTCGCCGCTCGGTGGTTCCTGGGTGAAGGGGCACGCATGGAGTCGTGCCACGGTCGGGTGTTCCACGCCGGGGCGCTCGACCCGGACCGGGCAGACCGGGCGCGGAGCGGAATACGTGACGCCCTGGTGATGCCGGTCTACCACCCGGCGGCTGGACTGCACAGCGCGGAGATGAAGCCGACCATCGCCGGGGACTACGAAGCCCTGTCTCGGGTAGTTAAGTCTCTGATGCGTGGCGGCAAGGCCCCTGAGCCGGTCGAGGACGCGCTGAAAGGGAGGGAGCAGTACACAAGGGTGGGGGGCAGTGCGCTGGCCGAGGCGCTTGACGAGGCGTTCAATCAGGGGCTGTCCGTCGTGGGGGTCGACACCGAAGGGACACCGGGGGCGCCGTGGTCGATACAGGTTTCAATCAAGCCCGGTCAGGCATACATACTCAAGTGCTCTGAGCCCGACTTCCTGGTAGGCATTTCGGTTCTCCAGTCGCTGGCCGATCACGGGGTTTTGTTTGTCCTACATAACCTGATGTATGACATCGCCGTGTGTCGGGCCATGGGGCTGGACCTGTCGACGCCGGGGATTCAATTGTGGGACACGATGTATGCGTCCTTCCTCCTGAGACTGGAGCCGCAGGCCCTGAAGAATTTGGCGTGGCGGTACTGCGGGATGGTGATGGACACGTACCGAAACGTGGTCGGTCAAGCAGCCACGGAGCGACAGGTCGACTACCTCGGGCAGGTCCTGGAATACGCCGAGGACTGGCCACCGGTGGAGCCCCGGGCGGAGGTTGGGAATGATGGGTCTGCCCGGGTCCGCAAGCCATGGTCGGCGGAGCGTCGGGCGATTCGTATGCTGGTCACCTGGGCTGAAGCTGGCGGGGTGGATGGCGGTGGGGATGAGTCGGACGAAGACGATGGGGGCGGGGCTGAAGGGGTTGATCTGCGGAAGCGGTGGCTGTCCATGGAAGACGACATCCGGGGGCCGGTTGAGGCTTTCCTGGGACCGTTCCCCTATCCGACGCTGGCGGACGTCGAAGAGGGCAAGGCGATGCACTACGCGGGGCAGGACGCGGACGCCACGCTCCGGCTGTACCCGCCACTGCTCGCCGCCCTGGAGAAGTGGGACCTGGTCGGGCTGATGAACGACGGGATGGAAGTGGTCCCGGTGTTCGAGGAGATGCAAGCGACGGGGCTCGTGGCTAGCCGTGAACGGTTCGAGAAAATGACCGACGAGACGGTACAGAAGATGGTGTCGTTGCAGTCGCGGATCTCGTCCAGATACTACGGGGGCAAGCCGTTCAATCCGGGGAGCCAGCCACAGGTTAGGGCCTTGCTTAGGCGCCGAGGCTTGCGGGGTGCGAAGCGGACGAAGAAGACTCGGGAGGTGTCGACGTCGGAGGGGAGCATAGAACACCTGCGCGATGACCCGGCGATTGACGCGGTCATGGAATGGCGGACGGAGCAGAAGATCCTGACCACGTTCTGCCAGCCGACTCTTGATCGCATGCCGGAGGGGGTCGACCTGTGGCCGGTGCGGTGTCGGTTGAAGCCGACCCGGATTCACACTCGCAGGCTGGCGGCGTCGGAGCCCAACCTGCTACAGATTCCCCATCATGTCCGGCAGTGCTACGTGTCTCCGCCTGGTCAACTGTACGGGGCCTGGGACCTGAGCCAGATCGAAGTCCGATACGCTGCGCACCTGGCCCGGGACCGGGTCCTGATGAAGATCCTTCGGGACGGGCGGGACGTCCACGCCGAAACGGCAGCGGAGATTTTCGGGATACTGGCGTGCGACGTCGAGGAGCTGGAGCACCGGACACCGGCCAAGCGTGCGACCTTCGGCATCCTGTACGGGATTGGCGGGCAGGGGCTGGCGACTCAGCTGCGGGTCCTGGGGTGCAAGGGCTGGACGGTGGACCGGTGCGAGGAGCTGATTGAGAATTGGCTGGACCTGTATAAAGACATTGCCGAAGCGATCAAGCAAGCGGGTTTGCTGGCCGCTCGGCAGGGGTTCATTCGGGACGAGTGGGGGATGTACCGGTTCCTGCCCCAAGCCGGGGCCGGTGGAAGTGAAGGGGCAGAGGCGGCGCGGATCGCGTTCAACCATCTGATCCAGGGTGGGGCACAGGGCATGATCCAAAACTCGACGCGGTGGCTGCGGCCCCGGGTGTGGAAGTTGCAGCAAGAGGGGCGAGATATTTGGTGGTGTCTTCAGGTCCATGATGAACTGATGTTGCTGTTCGCCGAGAAGGAATGGGACGTGCTTGACCCCTTAATCACGGAGGGGCTTACGGCGCATCACGGAGTCAAGGGGTTCCGGGTGCCGGTGTTGTCGGAAGGGAATAAGGGGACGGACTGGAGCAAGCTGAAATGATGGACGTGCTACTGGGCGGGATCGTGGCCGGGGTGTTGTCGGCGTCGGCGTTCTGGGGAGTCGTTGGATTGGTCTGGGTCTGGTGGAAGGTGACGCGATGATGACGGGTAGGTGTTTGATGTGTCGGTGGTGGAACGCTCTCAGGATGGGGGACCAGAGCACGCCAGTCAGGAGTGGGTTCTGTGCGCTGACCGTCTCGACGGCGCGGCGGGGGTTCGGTCAGGAGAACGTGGCCCAGTACCCTGCATCAAAGGCGGTCGCACACGACTCGGAGTCGGGGCGTGTCGGGGCGGCGCTGAAGACAGGGCCGGACTTCGGCTGCGTGCAGTGGGAGCTACGCCCCGAATGAAGTTCCTCCGGCTGTGCCCGAAGTGTCGGGGGAAGGTGCAGCCGAATGATGGCTCGACGGTCGGGGTGTGGTGGTGTCCGCGATGTGAATGGGCGTACACCGACGCACAGATCCGGGAGTGCATCGACAACCGACCGGGCGGGAAGTTGACGTCGCTCAAGTGAGCTTTGCTTGCCCGTGCTGGCAGTGCTCGGAAGATTGCCGGTGCTTGTGCCATGATGTGGATATCGACCCGGCTACCGTCGTGGTCGACATCGACGAAGATGGGAACGTGGTCGGCATGTCCGGCCAAATCACGAACCGCAAACCGGAGGAGCAGCACCATGACCAGAATCTCGACGCACGTAATCGCCTTCTCACTGGGGGTGCTGGCGCTCGGAGCGTTCAACCAAGGCGCCATCCCCGAGACCCCGGCATGGGTCAACGACTACTGCGCTGATTCGTCTCCGTGTACGAACGCGGCCACTGAGACCTACCAGGGAATCGCGCTGGCGATACAGTGGCTAGAGACTGACGGGACGCCATGCCCTGATCCGGAGGGAGGGGAGCACCCGCAGAGCGCATGCCTGACCGCTCCGCCTTCGATTGCCCACTGGTTCCTCCTGACCCGTGGCGGCCCGGCCCACTACCCGCCTAACGCTATCGACCATGACGTGTTCGTCGCCACCAACTCCCCGATCTACAGCGATGGCTTCGGGTCAGGTTTCGGAGGTCGCGACTACGCCCTCGGCGCGGTGATGGCGTTCGGGCTTCCCCCGGAGACCATTCCGCAGAATCCTCAGTTTCCGACCTACGCCCCAGCCGACACTCAGGCATGGTTCGCGTTGGCGTGCGCGGCTGATCCGACGTGTGGGGCTGGCAGTCTGACTCAGGCTGAGTTTGATGTGCTGCTTGCGGCGTCCCCGTACGGGCCTCACGTCCATGACCTGGACCCGGCTGACATCACTGTCGGGGGGCAGACGGTTACGACGAGCATAGCTCGGTAGCGGTCAAGCAATGCGCGCCGGAGGGGCGACTAGAAGCGAGAGGCCGACAGGCATACTGCCATCGGCGCCATCCTCACAGGGACCCCTCCGGCGATGCTAATCCAGCCGGTACCTCGCACTACACAGTAGCTTGAAAAAGGTGCTTGACAGTCACCCTGCCCAGTGGTACAAATGGGGTCGGCGAGCCGGTGGTGAAGGCTGCGGTTACTTCGCTTAGAGAAAGATGCCGCTGTCGTTTGTTCCCTGGCCCGCTGATATTTTTTTCGGCATTGCTGGACGGTGGTGAAGGTTACGGATACTTCGACGGATCAGGGGGTTGCGGGTATCAAGCCCCGTCGGTGCCTTCGGGCAACGTAGCTCAAGATAGAGCACCTGAATGAAAGCCCGTTTCCGCTTGTTCCCCGTCCGGCATTTTTGACGGACTGACCGACCGACCCGAGGAGGCGACGTGATGGCAACCGTCAACCCGAAGCGGGCAGCAGCGACCCGCAAACGTACCCACGAGGGCGCCCCGGCGAAGGACATCACTGACTTCCAGCGGCTCCGTCGATCCGTCATGTCCTGCCTGCTCTGGGAGCGGGAGTTCTACGAAGACGGTGAAGCAATCGCCGACCGCATCGCCGACCTGGTAGGCAAGGTCGGGATCACCGGCGCCGAGCGCGTCGCCGTCGAAGCGCGGGATGAGATGCACCTGCGTCACGCCCCGCTGTGGGTGGTTCGGGGGATGGCGCGGATGGGTGGCGGCAAGGACAGCTACGTCATCGGCGACACCCTCGCCCACGTCATTCAGCGGGCCGATGAGCTGACCGAGTTCCTCGCCCTGTACTGGAAGGACGGCAAGCAGCCTCTGTCGGCCCAGGTCAAGCGCGGCCTCGCCGAGGCGTTCGGGAAGTTCGACGCCTACCAGCTGGCCAAGTACAACCGAGACACGGCGGTCAAGCTGCGGGACGTGTTGTTCCTCACGCACCCGAAGCCGAAGGACGCAGAGCAAGCCGAGGTCTGGAAGCAGCTGGTGGACGGGACGCTCCCGGCGCCCGATACCTGGGAGGTCAACCTGTCCGGCGGCAAGGACAAGCGCGAGACCTGGGTGCGGCTGATCCATGAGGGCAAGCTGGGCGGCCTGGCCATCCTGCGGAACCTTCGCAACATGAAGGACGCGGGGGTACCGGAGACGCTCATCCGGCAGGCCATTGAGCAGGGTCGATACGGTCGGGTCCTACCCTTCCGATTCGTGTCCGCTGCGAAGGCGGCCCCGGCATTCGAGGACTCGCTGGACGCGGCTATGCTGCTTACCTTGAGCCAGTCTCCCAAGCTGCCCGGGCGGACCGTGGTGGTGGTCGACGTGTCGGGGTCGATGTACGGGCAGATGGTGTCCCGTCGGTCCGACATGGATCGGGCGACGGCGGCGTCCGCCCTGGGCGCCATCCTGCGCGAGGTCTGCGAGGACGTGGCGGTCTACGCGACGGCGGGCAACGACTACACCCGGGTGCATCAGACGGAGCGTGTGCCTGCCCGGCGAGGCATGGCCCTGGTCGACGCCATCCATGGGCAGTGCAAGCCGCTCGGTGGTGGCGGGATCTTCCTGACGCCGGTGTGCCGGTTCTTGCGAGAGCAGGAAGGTGAAGTAGATCGGATGGTGGTGGTGACGGACGAACAGGACTGCGCGATCTCGGCTGATGATTCGCCGAACCACGCGGACCCGATTGGCCGCCACAACTACTTGCTGAACGTGGCCTCGTACCGTAACGGTATCGGGTACCGTGGCAAGTGGACCCACATTGATGGGTGGTCGGAAGCGACCATCAAGTACATCCTGGCCATCGAAGGCGCCGGGCAAGTCGCAAGCGGTCAAGCGTAGCAGGGAGGCAGTCCGTAGCACCCCCTGAAAAAAAGATCGGGGGGTGCTACTTTTTTGCTTGACGTCTGCCCATTGGGCAGGTTACTATGCTTGCATGCTTAGGAACGAAACAAAGCAGACCGAAACCGGGAGCGACACAATGTTAGTCAACGTCACCAACGAGCAGGGCAACGTCAACGCGGCGCTTTACAGCTGGGA